ACGGGATAGGAGAGCCGCACGTCGGGGGCGCCGGCGCCGGTGTAGACCCCGGAGAGGACGGGAACTTGCATTCAGCCGATTCGCCAGTCGGTGCCGTCGGAGAAGACGGGTACGAAGTTAACGCCACCGCCTGCGACGACGCTGTTGAACGTGGTGGCGTTGGCGTCGGTGACAAACGACCGAGAACCGAACGCGGCAGCGGGGAGCGTGCCGACGGTGCCAAATGATTGAACGATAGACCTCGCCGACGTGAACAACTCGTTGTCGATTCCGACGATTTCCGTCACGTTCAGAATGGGGCAGGTGACCTCACTGTCAACGTTAAGGGTGTCGTTCATCGTAACTTGGCCAAGGAACGTGACGAGGTTACCAGGGATTGACAACCCGCCCCACGCGGCGACGAGTTGCCACGACGTCGTCAGAGTCCGGTAACGAAAGCGCATCGCGCCGTTGGCGGCGAGGCCAGCAGGTGCGCCGCTGACCGTGGCGCCGTTGCCGTTGACCGTGAGTGCTGCAATATTCTGCGACGACGTCACCAACACTTCTTGGCCGTCAAAGCAGTCAGCAACAGCCGGCAGCACAACGGTGCCTGAGGCAAGCCCACCTGTCGGCGACAGGAGCGCCCAGATGCTCTTAGCCGACGCCGTCAGCGTCAGCGTGAAGCCAGTCAACGTCGGCGCCGCCGTCTGCACCTCGAACTCAGGCGACGCAAAGTTGGCCGAGAAGAACGCCAGCAGCTGAGACACCGACATCTTGCGCGCGGTACCGGCGCTCTCGTCGTAGACGGGCACTTGGTCGCCGCTGCTGACGCTGTCGATTGTGGAGAGGTTGTTGATCGTCGTCATGAGTGCCTCACTCGAAGTCGATGTCGGAATCAGGGCCCGCAGCCACCGGCGAAGACGGGCGAGGAAAGAACGGATTTTGATACCCACCTCGCCATGACTTTTGACCGGCGCCACGGGGGAGCGACGCAGGAAACTGCATCTCGGGAATGGACGTCGTGGTGTTGCTCAGCGTCGACAACGACTTGCGCGCCGTCATCATTGTCTCTTGAGCAACCTGCTTGCCGAAGCTGGGCGCAAGTTGGCGCGCGAGATTGGTGATGATGGCCGTCGATGCGACCTCGGGCACCGACGTCTCAGCGTCGATGTCAGATGCCCCAGGCGTGCCCGCCATCGGGTAGCCGACGCGGATGCCCCGGCCTTCCCATTCGGCCATCATGGTGTCGAGGCGGCGAAGCGCGCTCTGCAGCTCGGCAGGCGTGAGGTCGTAGACGTAGTCGGCCAAGCCGAGCTCCGTCATCGCCTCCGTGATATATGCGCGCTTCGTCCAAGACATCAGGACTCCGAGAGCTTGGCGGCCGCGTCCATGGCCTCAAGGATGCGCTCAGCGAGGCGCGCATCGCTCCAGCGACCGTCGACGCGGATGCCCAGCTTGAGCGCCTCAGCTTCAAGCTCAGCGCGCGAGGGGCGGGCGTCAGGCGCAGGGTCTGGCTCTTTGGGCGGCGCGGGCTTCTCGCCCTTGTGCGCGGCGACAGCATCGACGAGGGACAAGTGCCAGCCATCAGGACATGGGCCGTCGATGCCCTTGTAGTCGTAGGTGGTGCCTGATGGGCCGTGATTGGCGCCTGGGCAGCGGTAAATCAGCATGCCTTGCCACCTTTCTTCTTCTTCTTCATCGGAAATGGGTTCGCCTTTTTAGGCGCAGGCTTGGACTTCTTCGCGGCCATGATTCACCTCATAGAAGAGCGCAGCGGCAGAGTACACCACCGCTGCGCTCTCGTCGACATCTCAGCCGATGCGGTAGGTGATGAACGTGTCGGCGGCGGTCTTCTTCGTGAAGAAGCGGCCAGACGCCCCCGCGCCGACGCCGGCGGCACCAACGAGGGTGTGACCCGACGCGGCGGTGACGGTGAAAGCGTTGGCGCCCACCTTGATCACCGACCACTCGACGCCTTCGCCGATGTCGAACTCGCTGGCCGCATCCATCACCGCGCCGGTGGGGATGGTGCCGGCGACCGTCGCCGCCGCCGAGGTCACGAGCCCGCCGAGGATGGCCGCAGCGCTGACGGCGCCAGTGACGTCGACAGCCACGGGGGTGCCAGTAAGGCCCTGCTCGCGGTACGCCTGCTTGACGACGGGGGCGGCGCCCACCTCGTAGCCGACGGGGCTGTCACCAACGGCGACTACGCGGAGGGTCTTGCCGGCGCTGTAGGGGCCCAAGACGGTGTGCTCGTCTTCGATCTCCTGCAGCAGGCTTTCTTGCGTGGGATAGTTGACGAGGCCGGTTTGCTCCAAGACTTGGGCGCGGCCTTGGCAGAAGAGCGCAACGCTTTCTGCGGCGGGGATGACGATCGTGGCGCTGCCACCGGGGAGGATCTGGTTGCTCATGTCTGACTCCGAAGATGGATGATGTGAAGGAAAAGGCGGGGCCCCGCAGGGCCCCGAGTGCTCAGCTCTGGCTGAACATGATGGCGCCAATCATCTCGGGCTCGATGGCGTTGACGCCGAAGAACGTGTCGAGACGGTAGTCGGTGCCGAGGTCGTTGACGCTGCCCTGTTTGGTGAACAGCACCTGGATGCCGTTGCTCAGCGTGGTCGACATCTGGCCGATGCCGTTGTTCTTCTCGACCTCGTAGACGCCGGGCATGACCTCGAGCGCGCCCTTGTTCCAGAAGGGGTTGATGCTGTTGGTCACGGTGTTCAGGAACACAATGGCTGCGGTGGCGGACTCGTCTGCGACGGCCACGGTGCAGTTCTGGTACTGCTCTTCGGCCTGGCTGCCACCTTGCGCCGAGATGATCGGCGGGCTGATGACCAGCGTGGTCGAAGACGGGACCGAAATGACCCGGAAGGATTTCAGGTTGCCCGTCGATTGCTTGGTCTCGTGATGGACGGCGTTGACGCCCGCGATGGTGAACCAATCGCCAGCCGCAACGCCAGTCGTCGAGGAGATGGTGAGGGTCTGGTAGCGGTTGTCGACGTTGTTGCGACCAGTGGTGCCCACCTGGGTGCCCTTGGGCACCCAGAAGTTCGCCGCTGAGGTGCGAGTGTCGACGGTGAGTGAGCCACCGCCAGCAGCAGCGGCCTTGCGCACGGCGTAGTCGAGTTTGATCGTGTCGATGCCTGAGAGCATGCCGACGTAGGCGCGGCGCAAGGCGCCGTCGCTGATCTCGTTGCCGAAGCTGCGGTCAGCCTTGCTGAGGTCGTTGGCCATGCTGTTGTAGGCGCCGCTCGAGAGGGCGACACATCGCCCGTCGAGGGGGACGCCCACTTCGTTCAGCAGCGTGTCGATCGCGGCGATGTCATCGAAGCCGCTCGCGGCGCCGGTGCGCTTGACAAACAACGTGCCGTAGTCGCTGACGGTGTTGAGGATGGCGAGGTTGATGTCGGACGCCAGTTTGCGCCGGGCGCCCTGATACAGCCGCTCACGCTGCGAGGCGTCGCGGTTGTCCTTGGGGTTGATGTTGAACGGCACCACGAGCGACGTGTCGAGGTTGGCGGGGACACTCAACTGCGTCGCGTTGACGAAGTTGCCGGTCTGGTCGAGGCCACTGAATGACCGCATGATGTACGGCTTGGGGCGCCAGATGGTGTCGCCGGCCTGTGCCAGCTTAGTTTTGTCGTTGGAGAACATGTCGACGAATCGATCGTTGAGGAGAACTAGTTGGTCCTCCATGCCTTCGATCATCTTGTCGAAGTCGACGATCTCGCTCTTGCTGAAGTCAGAGACTCCCATGGATCACTTGCCTTTCTTGCGCTTTTGCTCGCGCTGGTATGCGTGGACTTTGCTGCGGTCGCCGGTCTTCTCGGCCTCGGCCTCGAGGCGCTCTAGGGTCTTGCTGGCGATCGCGGTCGCGGGTGCGGTTGCACCGCTGACGACCTTGGCTGGCTTCGGGGGGGATTTCTTGGCTGTGGTCACGGTGAGATCCTTGGCTTCAAGTTTGGCGATGTCGGCGACGAAACGAAGAATGTCGGTCTGCTTTGCAAGTTCGCTCAGCTTTCCCTCGTTCCGACCCAGGGCGTAAATCAACGCCTCAGGCTGTTCTGCGTAGGCCATGATCGCGCTCTGCTGCGCGACGCTCAGGGTGGCTGCGACGGTTTCCTCGGCGTCGTCAAAGTCTGCGACCTTGGCTGCCAACTCCGTCTTGCGCTCGCGGTACCGATGCACCGTCTGCGTCCACTCCTCGGCCTGCTTCTCTTGGGCTTTCCGACCTTCAGCTTCTGCGGCTTCGACGGCGGCCTTTTGTTTCAGCCACGCCTCGAGCGCAGCGGTGTGCTTGTCGTCGTCGTAGTCGCTGTCTGCCGGGGTCGGCCTCGGACCGAGCTTCGGCTTTTCAGGGGCCTTGAGGCGCTCGAGCTCGGCTTTCGCCGCTTTCGCTTCTCGCTCCTGCTCGCGGAGTCGCTTGCGCAGCTCGCGGAAGGTGCTTGACTCCTGCTCTGCCGTCGTCTCGGGCTTCGCGCCCAGACTCACCACCGTCTCTGTCTCGCCGGGGTCTTCCTCGGGTGGGGCTTCGACGTCGGCTTCGACCTCTGGGGTCTCCACTTCTGTCTCGACCTCAACCTCTGGCTGCTCCTCGACGATGTCGACGGCGTCTTCGCCGCTCTCCTCTTGCTCAATGCTCATGTGTGACCTCTCACCGATAAAGGGCGGTGGAACCCATGGGGCCTCGGACTGACGCCCGGTGGCCATATGCTGCAACAAAGTGCAGGGCTTTGCAAGTCAAGCGCAATCTAATGCAGAAGCACCCCACAAAAACGCAGCCCCCGACACCCACACCATGTGGATAGCCGGGGGCCGACGCCAGTGCTTGCTGA